AGTGCAATCACTTGTTTGTATCAAATGATAGTGGGAAGGATAACTGCTCATACGAGGTCTTTGCAGAACTGACCGGAATCAACAGGGCAAACATGTTTGAAATTACAGGTTCTGGCGTCACAGAGTAAAAGAATATTTAGCATTTTGCTCTCTCCGTACAATTCTTGTCGATTCAACAATCAATTAACTATATACTTTGATATAATTTCACCACTTAAGGGGCAAGTTTATGTCTAATAGTATGCTAGAGCAAGCAATAATCGATGCTAAAGAACTTCGTGAAGCCGCTGTAAAAAATGCAGAATCTCATATCATAGAGAAATATTCTTCCGAAGTTAAGCAGGCCGTTTCTAAGTTGTTAGAACAGGATGAAGAGCCAGAACTTACCATGGGTATGGATATGGACGCAGAGCCTGAGGTAACAAGTACTGCCATGGAGCAGGTGCCAATGGCACATATGTCGTCAGAATCAGAAGATGATATGGTTGTTGTCAACCTAGATGATATCATAGCAGCGGCTGAGTCTGAAGATGAAGATGAGGTTGAAGATGGTGCCATGGACCGTGAAGAGATCGCCGACGAAGTTGGAATATCTCTAGACTTGGAAGACGAGACCGCTCCTGCGAATAGAGATGATGAACTAGAATTAGACGAAGATCAGCTAGTTGACCTTTTTAAGGAGATGCTTGCTGTTGACGTACCCCAGGAAGAATTAGATCTTGGAAAAGAAGAATCCGTCACTGAGGATTCTAAAGACGAACTAGAGAAAGACGAAGAGCTTGAGATGGTTCGAAAGGACGGGATGGCTAAAGAGGACATAGAAGAATATGACCGCCAAGTCCAGAAGAATGAATCCCTGCAAAAGGAAAACAATCTTCTCAAAAATTTATTAGAAAAAGTAAAAGATCGGCTTGAAGAGACTAATCTTCAAAATGCCAGGTTACTATATGCGAATCGAGTTCTAAGCGACAACTCCTTGAATGAGCAACAAAAGAAAAGAATTGTTGGTATCGTTGACGCTGCACGCTCGGTTGAAGAAGCCAAGATGGTTTATGAGACACTCCAAAAGACAACGGCGACTCGTTCCGAGAACAGTCCAGAATCGTTGTCTGAAGTAGTTTCGAAGCCATCTTCAGTCATTTTGGCTGGGAATAGAAAAGCGGAAACTTCAACCAAGAGCAGAAGCAGCAATACGTACAATCGTTGGGCTACACTCGCAGGTACAAAAAACTAGACAATTTACAATTTAAGGAGAAATTAAAATGTCTGTATTAGATACATTGACGGAAGGTATCCGTCAACGTTCTCTTGCCCGTGAAGGTGAAGCACTCCTTGATAAGTGGGAACGCACTGGTCTGCTAGAGGGTCTCGACGACAATGGTCGTGGAAATATGGCTCGTCTGCTGGAAAACCAAGCTGCCCAACTTCTCAAAGAGCAAACAACCATGCAAGCAGGAGACGTAGAAGGCTTTGCCTCAGTTGCATTCCCAATCGTTCGCCGTGTATTCGGCAATCTTTTGGCACAGGACCTTGTTTCGGTCCAACCCATGAGCCTCCCATCGGGACTCATTTTCTTCATGGACTTCACATTTAGTGGAGATTCTGCCATGACAGCCCGTGGCGCTGATTTTTCTCGCCTTGCTGAAAAGAATGATACCTCGCTGTATGGCGGTGGTAAGGTTGGTCGCCAAATCACTGGTGGTGTTGACCTTTCTGGACAAGGAAAGAGTTTTTATAACTTAAACAACGGCTTTGCTAGCCCAACTGGCTCTGTCGCTGGTGGGGCTGTTGCCGGAACGTTCACGGGGCCTCTTATTGCTCGTGGTACCTATGGTGACGGACCAAGCCTCACAGGTAAGGCTGCCGAGTATCTTCGCCGTGACGCTGCATTGGTTTCTGGAACATCTACCTACACGGTAGTTAAGCTGTCTGCAAGCGCCCTCACCGCTGCTGGTGCAGACATGTCGAACTTGGTGGCTATTGTTCACTCGGGTTCTGATGGACGTGGTACTCTTAACTCGGGTACAATGCCTGACGGATCAGCATTTGTCGGTAAGGGTGGATATGTTGCCCGTCGCTTGACACAGATGTCAGGTACCAGTGACGAGTTCATCGTGTTTGTCGGAATTAGTGAAGACGGCTCGGCTGAGGCTGTCGAGATGACAAGAATTCTTTCTGGCGCTGGTCAGTTTAACGTAGCCGTTAACGCTGAGGCTTCTTGTGGTGCTTCGTTCCCTGTGACTGACTCTTTTGTCGCCGCAGGCGATCCCTTCGGCGCAGTTGCCGGTTCTACCACCAAGGGTGGTTGGGGATTGGAAGCCAATGAGCAGATCCCAGAAATCGACATCAAGGTTGACAGCGTGGCTGTCACCGCAGTGACGAAGAAGTTGAAGGCTAAGTGGAGCCCCGAGCTTGCTCAGGATCTTAACGCTTACCACAACTTGGACGCTGAAGTTGAACTCACAAGCATTCTGTCCGAGCAGATTGCTCTTGAGATCGACCAAGAGATCCTTCAGGACCTCATCCAAAACGCCACAGGTGGCACGCTCTACTGGAGCCGCCTCCCAGGCAAGTTTGTGAATTCTGAAACTGGTGCCGTCATCAGTAACTCGCTCTATCCTGATTTCACAGGAACTGTTTCGGAATGGTATGAAACCCTTCTTGAGACCGTAAACGATGTGAGTGCTCGTATTCACCGTAAGACGCTTCGTGGCGGTGCAAACTTCTTGGTTTGCTCTCCGGAAGTTGCTAACATTCTTGAGTTCACCGCTGGCTTCCGTGCTTCGGCAACCTCTGATGAGGAATCTGGAAGTTGGGGAGCACAAAATGTTGGCTCGATCAGCCGTAAGATGGACGTTCACGTCGATCCTTACTTCCCAAGAAACTTGCTTCTTGTTGGACGCAAGGGCAGCAGCTTCCTTGAAAGCGGCTACGTGTATGCCCCGTATGTACCTCTTCAGGTGACACCAACTATCTTCGGTACCGAAGACTTCGTGCCTCGCAAGGGTGTGATGACTCGCTATGCGAAGAAGATGGTCCGTCCTGATATGTACGGATTGGTTGTGGTCTCGGATCTTGTCGGAGACAACGGCTAAAAAATAGTTGATTCATTTTTGAATTAACTTCAGGAAACCCCGTCCATGTGGCGGGGTTTTCTTTTTGGCTTGTTTTGGGGAAAAGAAAAACTATTTAATAAGAATACTTTATTTTCAAGAGGGCTTTTAAATGCCAACAAATTTACAACCTGCAAGTACCGTCAGTGCGCTAGTCTTACCATCTACTGGAACTCACAGTGATGTGACTGGCGCTTTGGCTTATGGTATATACACTACTGCTCCTTTCGTTAGCGGCGCAGTTGACCAAGTTGCTTACACTTATAATAAACTAGGCGGAAACATTCTAGACCTAGAGATAACTCCGAACAATGTTTATAATGCATATGAAGAGGCGTGCCTAGAATATTCATACCTTATCAACACCCACCAGGCTAAAAATGTCCTCTCAGACTTAATGGGAAATATAACAGGGTCATTCAATGAGGATGGAGAGTTTTCTGCTTATTCTAATGGGGGCACCGATCAAAAACCTAATTTAAAATTTCCAAGGTTCCAGTTAGGGTATGCTACTCACTTAGGCAGAGGAGTCAGTATGCACGCAGGTGTGGGCTCTTCGCAGAGGATTTTCTCGGCATCTTTTGACCTTCAAGACGAAGTACAAGATTATGACCTTCAAGCGGTCATTTACAGCGCATCCTTAGAGGCTGGAAGTCAGTTCGAGAACAATGTCGGTACTAGCGCCGTCACAATCCAAAAAGTTTATTACAAGACACCAAAAGCATCGTGGAGATTTTTTGGTGGCACGACTGCCGGTGCAGTTGGTAACCTCTCTACATATGGGATGTATGCCGATGATAGTACTTTTGAGTTGATCCCAGCGTGGCAAAACACTTTACAGGCTATGACTTACGAACAGGATCTTAATGTTCGTGCGTCTCATTATTCATATAAGATAAACGACAATAGGATTCGTGTATATCCAGTTCCTAATGGACAAGACCCAAAAAGACTTTGGGTAGATTTTAGAGTTTCCGAAGATGCATTTGACGAGCAGGCTGATAGGAAGTACGGCGCTGATGGTGTTAATAATATTAGCACACTACCATTTCCTAATGTTCCATATGTGAACATAAACAGTATTGGGAAGCAGTGGATAAGGAGGTTTGCCCTATCTTTGGTCAAGGAGACCCTTGGACAGGTAAGGTCAAAACTGTCATCTATCCCAATTCCTGGGAATGACATTAATTTAAACGGAGGAGCCTTGATATCGGAGGCTAAAGATGAGCAAAATTCTCTAAGAGAAGAGCTTAAGGCTGTTTTAGATGAATTGGTCTACGGAAAACTAGCAGAAGGTGATGCTCAACTCCAGAACAGTCTAGAAGAGGTAGTTAAGCACATCCCAGCCGGAATATATGTGGGATAAATAAATGACTAACAAATGGACGCAGCCAACTTCTCCTCCGCCACCACTTTTCGTTGGTAAGGCCGAGAGAGACTTTGTTAAGCAAATCAATGATGAGGTCATTGAAAAGGTTGTTGGTCAACAAGTATTATATTTTCCAATTGATATGAAGACCACAAATTATAATGAGTTGTATGGCGAGGCTATTAAAAAAACATTCCTCCCCGCACTACGAGTGTATGCTTTAGTAGATTATAATGACTCAACAAGAGTACAGGAGAAGTATGGATTTGATAATGTATACAACATTACAGTACATTTCCACAAAAGAAGATTAACAGGCGATCAAGATCTTTTTGTGCGCTTGGGAGACTTCGTTCAGTATGATCAGATGTACTTTGAGATTGTAGATGTTTTTGAGCCCCGATATCTTTTTGGACAAGACAGTGATTTTGCTGATGGAACATCTTTGGAAGTATCAGCAGTCTGTCGCCAGGCAAGGGAGGGATTATTCAATGCCCAATAGAACAAAACTAAATGAACAACGAAATGCAGTCTATCCTTTGGCCCCATCATCTATTGAAAATATAGATCAAGCTATGTTTGACTATATCAATAAAGAGTTGGATATTTTTTGTGACACAAACGAAGGATTCAAAAAAGTAAAAGTTAAATTTGCTGGCACTGAGCGTGCTTTCGACATCAAGAGTGACCCAATGCTTCGAAGTGTGAATGGTCGAACTCTAGAGTATCCAATAATATCTGTCAATCGTGAATCCATGGTTGCTAACCCAGAGAACAAGGGTCGATATGGAGTCTATATACCTCCTTATTTTGATTACTATGAACAAAATGGCGCTGTTGAGATTGCCAGAGTAGTGCAGCAGGACAAAACAAAGAATTTCGCTAATTCCAATGCGATTAGGAAATCATCCTCTAAGAAGGATCCTAACCGTCAAACATTTCCGGGGCAGAATAAAAATATTGTCTATGAGACTATATCGGTACCCATACCTACATTTATTGAGGTACAATACACCATCTCTGTAATAACTAACT